GGCACGCGGAGATCATCCGTCGTGAGGACGGTTTCACCGTCACGTACGACGCCCTCAAGGCAAAGCTCGAGCAGAGAGAGAGGGCACTCACAAGCCCGGAGAACCCGAGGAGAGGCACCTCTGAGGCGGTCGAACGTCTCTTCGACATCATGGCGTCCGTGAGGGACATCCCGGCGAGTGTGGTGACCAAGACGATAATGTCGCCAATCGTCAACCTCCCCGAAGCAGTCCGGGAAACACGGGAGAAGTGCACGCGACCAGTCCCGATCGACCCCTCGATGCCCGTCCTCGTCAAGGCCGCAATCGCACGAGAGATAACCGTTGGGTATTGCCGCCGTCACGGGAAGTTCCCGACTTTCCTGAGTGAGCTGACGTTGAAGGACCGCATCCAGACGGGCTCGCTTCTCCTGTCAAGGGACGATGAGCCCATAAGCTCGTTTCTCTTCGCCGAGTTCGCCCCATTCCTGCCGACCGAGAACCTGTCGAATTACGTCTCGACTATCGCGGATAAGAGCGTCTCCCCCGGGAGGAAGATCGTCGAGGACATCATCTCTCGCCGAGTAAACCCGGGATCAATCCCACATCTCAGGAACGCTCTGCTCCACACCCTCGACGGCCCATACTCTCACCCGCACTTCCAGGAATGGTTTGAGGTTTCTCCTTGCGCGCACCGGCCGATAGCTGGAGGGGATGAGCACAGCGTGCTGCTAAGGGCGAAGGAGGATGAAGAGAAACCCGTCCCAAGGATGTTCGGGATGCTCACACCGAGTCTCAGGGCCAAGCAAGTGATCGCCCAGGAGAACATCGAGAGGCTCATTCGGTTGTACGTCCCGCTATCGTCCCACGGTCTTTCGCTCGAGGAGTCGCATGAACGACTCGTGCGGATGACGACCGATGACCCATCGGACCCGGGAGTCGCGATGTCCCTTGATTTCACGGCGTGGAACAGTCGCTTCACTCCCGAGAGCATGCAACCGCTCCGCTCGCTTGTATCATCCGTGTTCGGGAAGGACCTTGGGGAGACACTATCTGATCTGAACGCTTGCGAGTTCAGGTACCTAGGAGTGGACGGGGGGGCATGGGGGCCGTCGACCGAAAGACATACCGGAGGGGTCGAAGGCATAAACCAAGCTTTCATGACCTTGGCCACGTTCGGGCTGATCCTTGTCGCTCTCGAGATGGCAGAGTGCGAACGCGCCGTCATGCTGGGCCACGGCGACAACCAAACTGTCAAAGTCTGGCCGAAGGACAAAACCGTGCGCCTGGAGAGTTGGGCGTTCGACCTTGCCACGACCATAGAGAAGGTCGCAGCCCGGTTCGGCCACGAGGTTAAAGCCGACGAGTTCACCATCTCGAGGTCCGTCCTCCCCTACGACAGAGAAGTGTACATACGGGGATCGAAGCATCGGCGCATCGGGAAGATCGGATCCGCACTGAGGGCTTCGTCGGAGGAAATGATGACGTCCTTGGATGGCGCAGTATCCTCCATATGGTCATCGGCCGTCAAGCTCGCCGACGAGTCATCCTCGCCAGAGAGGGCCTGGGCCATCGCTGCCATAAGGATGATGGACCTTCTGGCC